TTTCCATTTTCGGTAATATCACCTACAACTTCTTCACCTGTTACTAACTTAACTACTTTGATTGCCATTTTAATTTCCTAATAAAAGGGGGCCTAAGCCCCCGTGTCTAACGACCCTTTAACCCGGGGCCAGTCCTATGTTTTTTGATAGCTTGAATAGCTTCCAAAATACTTAAAAAGATTTTTTTCATAACATACCTCTTCTTTGTAAAGTGCGCATTCGTCGTTCAACGTCTGCGTGATCTGTAGAATCTGCGAGATAAGCTTCAACCTCAGCTTGATATGATGTAGTAAAATTTCTTTTTACCCATACCCAAAAGTCTTTCAATAAAGGTGCCTGTACTCCTTCCAGAGCATCTAAGCCATCCTTCATAGATCACGACTCAAAGGATCTTCTGTTAAAAACTGAGCTTTAGATTTTTTAGAAGATTTTGTTTCTGCTTCTGTATCTTTAACTTCAATTTTCTTTGGCTTCTTGTGCTCAGGAATAATCTTTTCCAAGAATACTTTAAGCATGCCATTCATCATTGCTGCATCCTTAACTTCTATCGTATCTTCTAAAGCGAAGGTACGAGTGAAAGCTCGGTTTGCAATACCTTTGAACAAGAAATTATCTTCAGCTTCTGTATTTTCTACATTGCCTTTAATAATCATTTTGCCGTCTGCTAATTCAATTTCAATATCCTGCTTAGCAAATCCAGCAATAGCCAATTCGATAACGTAAGTGTTATCGCCGGTTTTCTTGATATTGTATGGAGGATAGTTTGGAATTGCTTTCGTTAGATCATCATGGATCTTTGAAAGGCGATTGAATTGGTCGTCAAATCCTACAAAAAATTTGTCAAAATCTTTAGGTAGGTTGTTTAAAAAATATGTCATGTTAAACCCCTATTACTTAGTTGCGAATGCTTTTTTAACATCAACAGAATATGTTGCTAGGCTGATAGTAGTGAAGAAGTTATTAACTTCGGCAGCGACCTTCTTAGCAAAATCTGTTTGCGCGTCAATGTAAGTGTCTAGGGGTTTTCTTAATTCTTCGTTAGGTACGAATGTAGTAACGAAAGTTTTCTTTGCGCCAGCAATAGTGTCGATGGCAGTGTTTACGAATTGTGTCATTTTGTGCTCCTTAATTAAGCGAGTTAATAATGCTACCCCGAAGGCATAGCGTTGGTGAAGGTTTTTACAAGGTTACCTCCGCCTTGCTTCCCATCCCTGGGATATAATTATTTATTACTAGTTATCGGTTTTTTCTTACCGATATTATACTTTGTTTCCAATTTCCACTCATCTTTTTCCTTATGAGAAATTACTTTGATTTGTGAAAGCGGGGCATAATCAATAAAATTCTGAGGATTGTTAATTTTAACCAAACCCCAATCTACTAATAACTTAGCAATAGTGTTTCTTCGTTGCAGATCGTTTTCTGATAGATCTGCAGATTTGCCATCCAGCGCAAATAATTCTTTAAAATGGACAATGAAATATCTGCCTTGTTTATGTAGTATATGGCATGATTGAAATAATGTTTTATCCTTGCGAGAAGCCACACCAATTCTTGTTAGAGTTTCACGTACTTTTAAAAAATCATCCGGTTCGGAGAGCACAACTTCCAGCGGATTATATCCCGGGAAATTAATGTTGATTAGATCGGTACTCATTCTTACCACCTTTTGTTATTCTTTTTTTCATCTCATCTAAGATCGAATCATTTAAGAGTGGGAGTACTTGTTTAGCTTTTTCTGTGCTATAACCATAGTATTCTTTGACAACCTCCAAATCATCGATTTTCTCAGCCTTGATCCATTTATTAAATCTTTTTTTAGGCCTAATGATATTTATAAGAAAATGAAATTGTAGTATTTTGTCCAGATGCGGACGCGAGTTCATCTCATTGGCTGGGATTACTGTATCGTGTCCATATGACAAACCTTTGTTTATGATATATGGATTATACTGTTTCTCCGACCAATCGTCAACTATTAGATTATCCTTACTATGATGTATTGCGTTAATAAAATCGAAAGGTGATATTGCTGGCGCTTTATAAGGAACCTCTTCAATTTTCTTTACTGGTTCTCCGAATAAACTCATGTCAACATCCTTACCAAACCAATTGTGTCTATGGTAGTAAGCAGGATGTAGTTAGCAAGCATCCCAAAAGATTTCCTAGTATAAGCAGCCCAAGCATAGATAGCGCAGCCAGCAATCCAAACAGGATAAAGAGCCAGGAGGGGAGGTGTTGGTACGGTAAGTGCCATTGTAATGCTACACCCAATACTAATAGCCCAAGCAACAAGCTCGGCAGCAAAGCGAATGCGATTAGAATTCCAGTCATCTTTGATCCATTGTATAGTAGGTTGAAAAATATCTATCATTTAAATTCTACCGCCGCCATAATCTCAGTTAAACAAGCAACTAGATTAATCTCTTGGTCAGCGCAGAATGCAGATTTATATTGATAATCTGCCAATAGCAAAACCAATTGCGGTACTTGCTTAACATGATCGGTTAGTGTATCATATAATTTTCTAAAGATTGTTCCAGGATCATTATCAATATTATTAACAACCCAAGTTCTCATCTTTTTCCAATCGCCATCTTTTAGACAAGCGATTAGTTCTTGCATATTAGACTCACCTAGATTAACAAAGATTCCTTCGTCAATCTTTCCTGAGGCTGAATATCTTTGTAGCTCATTTAATACACGTCGATAATCGGGGAAATGTTTCTCGATAACTTTTGCGATTACTTTACCATCTGCCTCAATCTTTTCGATTGACATAATCTCAGTAACGCGCTTGAAGAATGCTGCCGCAATCTTTGGTCTATCTGCTTTAGGTAATTTAAATTCGATAACAGCGCATCGAGAATGTAATGGAGGAATAATTCTATTCTTAAAGTTACAAGTAAGAATGAATCTACAGTTATTCGAAAACTCTTCTATAAATGCTCTTAGTGCAGGTTGTGTAGAATTGGGATTAAGATAATCTGCCTCGTCTAAAATTACAACCTTTGCCTTGCCACTGAATGATACAGTAGATGCAAACTGTTTAATCTTTGTGCGAAGAACATCAATACCAGATTCTTCCGAACCGTTAATTACGATATAGTCTGTTTGTAGTTCTTCACATAATGCTCGGGCAACTGTGGTCTTGCCCATACCAGCACCACCGCATAATAGCATATTCTGTATCTCACCTTTAGACAACATCTCTAGAAAGATGGTCTTTTGGTCTGCGGGTAAGATACAGTCTTCTAATTTACGAGGGCGATACTTCTCAACCCACAAAAATTCATTTTCACGATAATCCATAATAACCTCATAATATAATTAAATTTCATCATGCCATTTAAAACCAAGAAGATGCTTGGTCATAAATCTGATAACAGCATTTGGCTTTATTGGTCTATACACAAACATAGACTCTGAGATTTCCCATTTACCAACATTCTTTGTAGAAGGCTTCACAACAAAAGAAGACATAGGTGCCTGTGCCCATGTAGTTATACCTGTGCCACTAATCAAAATACTACCACTAGTTGCAAGTGTATTAGTGTTCCATTGTTTCTTTCGCCATTCAGCAATCCATTGTTCACTAGGAGTGAAGTCTAACTCTAACGGAATTTGCTCCGTTAGAGGATAGAAGAATGGTATCTCAAGCTGTTGCATCTTGGACAGTATTAAGTTCGTTAATACGTTGTTCTAATACACCAATTGTAGTAGTAAAATGTCCTGTGCCTTCTTCGTTTGGTTTATAGTAAAAGCGCTTTAATGTTTCTACTTCATTACGAAGAACAGCAATATACTCACGTCTTGGTACATAAAAAGATTCTTGCATATTACACCACCGAATCAGGTTCCATTGCGATAAAATAACCCAATGGTTTTGTTGCGTGTTTAAATTGGAATGCTTTCTTTTTCGAGATTGTTACTGAATAAGCATCAGGAATGATCTTGAAGTTTTCTACTGCCATATGGCAATCAAATGTGTGCTCGCATTTACCTATAACTTTCTTATAGGTATTTGCCGTATCATTTTTCTTATCACCAATTGTCAAAGTAACATCGTCGCCCTTACAAGCGATTGTAATTGTAGGAGCACCTGTAATAGCTGCGGCCTTCATAATCATGTTAACATCTTCTGCTGTTAACTTAAACTCATAGTGTGTATCTACTTCAATATCCTTCGTAGGCGCCGCAACAATAACAGTAGGGCTAGAATAGAAATATTCAAATTTACCTGAGTCTTTAGAAATTGTCAAACTCTTTTCACCAAATTCAACATTCTGATTTTCCATTAATGTTAGCAATGCCAACAAAGAATTCAAATCATAGATCGCAACTTCTTCTAAGAAGTCTTCTGCGACTGTTGCTTTAGCAAAAATGTTTTTTGCCGTGCTAATTGTGGATAAGGTTTTACCTTTTCTGATAAGAATGTTGCTGTTGATCCCAGCAAAATTCTTTAGGATATCAATTGTTTCTTTACTAATCTGCATTATTTAATCTCCTTGGTTTCAATGTCGTGTACATATAATAACATCATGCTATAGTGTAACACCTTTAATATGTCTTGTCTATTCCTTTCGGCTTTCTTTCCGTATCTTTGGGCATATTTTATTACGTTCCCAACGGTAAATCCGACACCATGCCCACTATCAATAATAAATTCGGTTGCCTGAAATTTATTCATTGAATAGTGTTCGCCGTAGGTGGCATCGATATATTCTTTAAACTCTTTTAAGAGTTCTCCCTCATTATATTTGTATGCTATTTCTTTCTCCATGGGTATCCATCCTTAAATTTCTTTTCCATCACGCTATTGCCCCATATAAAGAAGTCCGCTTTAACCGAATCTTCTCTATTACCAACTCTATAATTTAACGTATACATTCCATTAGTATCATAGCTCCAACCATATGCAAGAAGTGTTTGCATAATAATACGATCTACTTCTGGTTGTTCATCTGGATGTCTTGCTCTTCGATACCAAAGAGGTGAAATTTGAATAGCAATTGTCGTTGGTAAAAAGTATGCACCAACGTCTACAAAGAGTTCCTGTTCACTTAAGCAAGTAGGCCACTTACCTAAGTTCTCACAATCGTCAAGACAAACATAATTATTATCTTTGTCTACAATTTTTCTCAACGAAAATGCCCAGTCGTTTGTTTCGCAAACTTTAACTAAAGTTTCTATATGCTTTTTATCTATGTAATTGTCTTCATCTAAAAACATCACATAGTCAGAATTAACAAGGTATGGCATTGAACCATATATCCTGTGCCCGTTGTATTGATCTGCTCCAGTATTTTCCTGCAAATACATTACTGTTTTATCTTGATAACACTCTAAAATGTCATTTGCGGATTTCCAAAATGGAGGACCATCTACAACAACAAGATGTTCTACATTATCATATGTTTGCTCAGAAACAGATTGTAGGTTTTGTTCTAAATACTTAGAACCAGTAGTCGGTGTAATTACTGTTACTCGTTTACTCATATTCAATTACCTCAATTCCTTCAGGTACCTTTACTGGTATTCCGCCAAGATTAAGCTTTCTTGCATTGTGATAAAATATTTTACCTTTTGTCATATTCTTATAGTATAACTGAAATACTAAATTGTTTAGGCCACTATTGATAACATGAACTTCTTTAGCAAAACAGATAGCATCTACATAATCCAAAACATCGTCGGTATCTTCTTTAACTGCAGTATGTCTAGGTAATTTAGAATCTATTTTAAGATCAAAAGTACCGTATGTACTAGCATCATGTACAAAGATATAATCCTCGCCTAATTTTTCTTTTAGGCTGTGATACCATTTCCAAGAATTATCTAATCTCTCAGGAAGTATAAATTTATCATATTCTGCATCTGGGTCTACCCCAGAGGTTAGATAAAAGGACTCTTCGAAATTATTATAGTCGCAATTTTCAAATCCGACTCTCATTAATGGTCGATTCGTTTCTTGAATATGTTTCAACGTATCTTCCATTTCATTATCAACAGGAACAACATTCACATCTTCGAAGTCTTCATATAAGTGCTTTACTGTTTTATTATAATTTCTTTTACATATTAAGTCAATAGAATAATGGTCTCGTAATGAGTGAATTAAGCCATTACAAATAAAATGGTCTCCTAGACCAGTATGATGGTGTACTACAATAGTTTGTTTCATGATAGTGCTGAGTCGTATACGGGAATGTCGTTAGCGTCGTATGTTTGTCCTATAAAATCTTTCCCGAGTGACTTATAAGAATTTCGCATCCACATCGTTTCTTTGATACCATGTATCATAGAATCGGTTTCTAAGGCTGGCCAAATAATATCTCGTAGCCAATACTGATCCATAAGATATACATGATTTTTATTATAACTGGACATACGAGATTTCATATCATCATCTAATCCGCCCCTTAGTCCCCACATACCTGCAAGGATAGGAAATTCATAATGATTGATATGGTCTCGTACAACCGATAAGCGTCTTTCTGAGGAGAGCCATTCATCTGCAATTTGTCTTTCTCTGGCAGACAATCTGGAATCACAATCCCGAGACAATACTATAGTATCCTTTTCCATGGCATCAAATCTCCAGAATGCTCCGAATGTAAAGTCGTCTTCTGGTCTGATCCATACCGAAGTATTATCGAAAGCGTTTAATGCGGATATATAGATTCCCGGAACATCTCTTCCGCAATAGAATCTACATTGCCATTGTGGGAAATGTATTTGTGCTAATTGAGCGTTGCGAATAGCACCGACACAATACTTAGGATTGTCTCCCCACAAACTAAATGATATAATTTTCTTCATTTATAATATGATGCTAATAATTCTTTGTTGCCTTTAATAAACCCGAATGCTTGTTTTAGTTCAGGATCTAAACTGTTATACAAACTCCACATTTCTTGTTCTGCTTTATTTGTATCATAGTTTGTTCCTTGAGGATGGTCAATGGTATGTCCGTAGTCTCGAATAACAGGTCTCTTATTAATAAATGAGATAGCAGGAAAAATAATATCCCAGCCCCAGCCCATTTTATATTGCGTCATATCTATGTTACGTTTCCTATATTTATCTATAATATCTTTATGAATGAACCAACAAGTACAATCTGTATTTGCTACAATCTTTAACTTGTCTATAGGAAACTCTAAAGTTGTTACATCCGATCTAATAGAATCATACCAAGTATAATCTACATTAGGGGCATAGACACCCCAGTCTGTCATTTCAAAATACTTTTCAGCATCTTCATACAACTGTTTCCAATTATCATATGAGGCATCTGCTTGAATATGGAACAGAACATCGCAATCTGAAGATTCGAATACTTCCAATGCTTTTAAAAATTGTGCATTGAAATAACTATCTTCACCTATATTATGCCAATGGGGAGCATCGATTCTGTGTTCATCGTCACTATTAATAACTACAGGTGTTACACCTATTGCTGTTAATTGATTTTGTTTTTTTACAGTATTTAGAAAATGTCCCCGCCAATTAAAAATGACAGTTAGTATTTTCATTCGTTGCGGTCAATCTTATTGTAAACAACAGCATCAAACCAATTTAAAAAATTGTTCAACAACATATAATCTCTAGGAACATTTCCTGCAAGCGGAGTAGCATTTACAATTTTATTGTATAGCTCATCGTCATTATCTACTTGCTTTACATATTCTATCGCATCATCGAAACTATCAAAGTCGTGCACATTAATAAATGCGGAAGGATTAAAGTCTGCAGCAACAGTAGGGCTTCCCCAGTAAATAGGGATAGTTTTTGCGTAAAAAGCATGGAGTATTTTCTCTGTTGTATATCCAGGATAAGAACCGGATTCAAAACAAATATTAAATTTTCTCTTAGCTAAGAAATCAATCTTTGCTTCTTCTCCGCTAAGATCTGCTTGAATATTGTTAAACAATCTACCACCGCTATCTACCTTTTTATATGCAGATAGCTTTTCAAAAAATTCATTACGCTCTTTACAATTACCATTTGATACTACAAAAGAAGCGAAATCTGTTTTTTCCTGAGGCTCATTATCACCTAATAGATGATAGTAACTATACTTTGTCTTGTGTATTTGTTCTAAAGACCATTGATAGATTACATACAAAGGTAAACGATAGTGTGAATTATTAAAATTGTGGTCAAATGTAATAGCATAATCGCAGTCATAATTTTCTGGTCTGCGGTTCTCGCCTGTATAGAAAATCTTAACAACGTCGGACCTATTAAATTTTTTATTATTTGTTCCAAAGTTTTCATCACCGAAGATCAAATACTCAGGATTTTCATTATCAATCTCAACATCAAATCTATTGGCTAGAATAGAACTGAAGAATTGTGCTAAATGGTCATGGGTATCAGTAAACCCTAGTTTAAGTTTTCTCATAGGCTTGCTGCAAGTTTATCTAAAGAATTACTAATATTGCTTTTATCTGTATCTGTTAGCGTATTGATATCGCTAATAGGGACAATCTCATATTGGCATTTATATGCTAAACTATTAGACATCGTCTCTGTTGGTCTGCTCTGACCCGTTTGAAATGCAGGACCCCAACTAACATTGAATGACAAAAACTTCTTATCAGGATTCATATAGTTGTTCTTTGTTTCACAGAAAACAAAGGGACCTGAATTCTTACCTACAATAGCATCAACCTTTTCACTCAAGTATGAAATTTCTTGTAGATCGCAGTTATTCTTCTGACGGGTTTCCCACGGTGCACGTGCTTCAGCAACTTCATTATCTACAATAATATCATCTGTAAATAAAATATTTTGAATCGAAGTCTCAAATTTAGTAGTACAGATAAAATTAATATTTGTATATCTTTGTGCAAGTGGCTCTAAGAATTGTTGCATATTATCCGCAAACGATTGTCCCGATTGAGGGGGTCCATTACAAATAAGAATATTTTTATTAGTGTTACTAGACAAGAACTCATTGATACTAGATACATCAAATCGTGAAAAATCTATAGATGATAGATATTCTTCTTTATCTTCATACATACCAATGTCAACATTAAACACTGCATTTATTTGAGCAAATATTTTTTCCCATTGGTGATAGAGGGAATTCATATTAATTCCACCATGCTCGCAGAATATATCCCAGAAGCATCCTATCCACGTATTAACATACAATGTATCACCGTCTTGATAAAATGGGGTCTTATGATCTAAATCCTTCGGATCTCCTACCAATGGTACATCTAAATCTCTAGTCAACTTGGGATGATTAAAGTGTTTATATTCAAAAGTAACATTGGGGAGTTCACTTTTAAGTTGACGAATAAATTCTTTGTGTGTTAATAGATCACCACGATGATAGTGATTGAAGAATACAATTTTATTCATTGGTGTCAATACCTTTATATAGTTTAACAGAATCTTCTACAAGTGATCTGTTTTGTTTAATGGCAGTGTCTACCATTAGATTAATTGCTTGAACATAACGAGGACGCTTTACTTTAAAACAAATATCGCATTTGCGTTTTAATTCTGCAATCTCAGTATCGGTCTTTGCTGCTTGAATTGCATCTTCCAACATCCACATACGAATATGGATAATTGCTAGCTTTTCGATTACCTCACCGAGGTTATCAGTTTCAACATATGTAGAATCGGGAAGACCACCTTCACCCAAAACACGTTTAACAGTCTGTTCAATGACCGCCTCAATACTATTACCTAAATTTGTCATCTATTTCCTCAACAACTTGTTTTAAAAATTCCATATCTATATCATTGACAAAATGATTGTTGCCCACATATACACCTTGTGTATGTACTAAGGCAGCATTTGTCTCTTCTTTATCTGTGTCAATTTCGTAATCTTTTAAGAATGGCTGGGCTAACAAATTACCAGCAACAACTGGTCTGTATTCAATACTATTCTTAGTGAATGTTTCTTTCATTGCCAACATTATTTCTTTAGATTTGCAAATGAAGGGCAAGCAAAAACTACTATTCGTCACCGAGTCTTTAATATTATAAAAGAGATGAGGATAATTATCAATGATTCTAGTAAATTTAGAATGATTTCTATTCCTAATTTTAATCATATTATCTAAACGCTTGAGTTGCGACAATCCGAGTACTGCACAGATTTCATGATTTCTAAAATTGTATCCATCTGTAACAAACAAGAATTGCTTATCTATCTCAGGATGTAATTCTGCATAATCGCCAAACCTGATAGACTCTCTTGCCATTCCATGGCTGCGTTTTATTTTCATTAAGTCATATAGATCAGTATTGTTTGTGGATATCATACCACCTTCAATCGTAGACATATGATGTCCAAAATAAAAGCTGAAGGTTGCTCCTATACTATTAGATCCTCTTTTAGAGCCATCATTACTAGTACAGCCATGCGATTCACATATATCATCTATGATAATAGCATTCGGGAATATTTCTTGCAATGCCTCATTATTTGCAGAGAAGCCAAGTAGATGAGTAACAAAGACCATCTTTATATCATGTTTCTTAGCAATATTTTTTACTTCTGCAATATCAAAACTAAAATTAGTTATATTAATGTCGCAAAATACTGGCTCGAGACCTAGTTGAATTATTGGCGAAACATTCGTCATCCAAGTACAAGCAGGCAATAAAACTTTATCGCCTCGTTTAAGATTGTACAATTCCATGACTGCAGCAACAAGTAAAAAGTTTGCTGTACTTCCGGACGATACATACAATGAATGTTTGGCGCCTAGCCATCTACTCCACTCATGTTCAAACTCTTTGACCTTATCGCCAAAGGTAAACTTCTTTGCAGTAAGCGCAAAATGCGCCATCTTAAGTCTATCGGTAAAGGTGATTGTCTCACCCATTAAAGGCCATCTCATAGTAATCCTTTTTCCTTTTTATACCAAGCAATTGTACGTTTTAAACCATCGTCAAAATTGACTTTGGCATTCCATCCAAGAGACTTTAATTTGCTATTATCCATTTTGCGTCTTGGTGTGCCATTTGGTTTATCTTTATTCCAAACAACCTTACCTTTGAATCCAAACTCTTTTGTTAGTTTGTTTACAAGTTCTTTAATTGTAAGTTCTTCATCACTACCAACATTCACGAATTCCTTTTCATCATAGTTTTGCATTAACCAAAAACAAGCATCGGCTAAATCATCTACGTATAAGAATTCTCTTGTGGGTGTTCCGTCTCCCCAACATTCAATACTATCTTCTCCATTTATCATAGCATTATGCATCTTAGTAATAATACCAGGAATAACATGACCATGCTCAGGAATGAAGTTATCATTAATGCCATATAAGTTTGCAGGCATACAACTAATAGCATTAAACCCATACTGACGTCTGTAGTATTCGCACATACGTAGACCAGTAATTTTTGCTAAAGCATACCCCTCATTTGTAGGCTCAAGTGGAGCTGTAAGAAGATATTCTTCCTTGATAGGTTGAGGGGTAACCTTTGGATAGATGCAAGCAGAACCTAAGAATAACAATTTCTTAGCGCCATTGCGATATGCTGCATCTATAACATTCGTTTGAATCTGTAAGTTGTCGTAAATAAACTCACCAGGATTTGTCCAGTTCCAATTGATGCCGCCAACTTTAGCAGCACACAAAAATACATATTCTGGAAGTTCTGTACTAAAGAAGTTCTTAACTGCTCGTTGATCTCGAAGGTCTAACTCCGCCTTTGATCTTAAGATAAGGTTTGTATATCCTTCTTCTTTTAGTTTTCTTACAATAGATGAACCGACAAGACCATTATGTCCTGCTACAAATATTTTACTATTCTTTTCCATATTACCCTCAATCAAAATTCAAACACATATCTTCGACTAAATCGTCGAAAGAATGTTTAGGTTGCCAGCCGAGGACACCCCTAGCCTTTGAGGAATCTCCTAACAAAGTTTGAACTTCTGCAGGTCGGAAATATTTAGGATCAACTCTAACAACAGTTCGACCAGTGTTTTCGTCTATACCAACCTCGTTCAAACCTTCACCTTCCCAGCGAATCTTTAACGCAAAATACGGAGCACAATGTTCTACGAATTGTTTCACTGTATATTGTTCACCTGTCGCAATAACAAAATCTTCAGGCTTATCTTGTTGTAGCATTAACCACATTGCTTCGACATAATCTTTAGCATGTCCCCAATCTCGCAATGCTGTTAAATTACCCAATGTCAAACACTCCTGACGACCAGAACTAACTGCTTCCAATCCATTTACAATCTTCTTAGTAACGAAGTTGAAACCTCTGCGAGGAGATTCGTGATTAAACAAAATGCCTGAGCAACAGAACATATTGTATGATTCGCGATAGTTCTTAACAATCCAATATGCATATAACTTAGCAACACCGTATGGCGATCTAGGATAGAAAGGAGTTGTTTCTTTTTGTGGTATTTCCTGAACCAATCCATATAGTTCAGATGTTGATGCTTGATAGATCCTAGTTGTTTTTTCCATTCCTAATAATCTAACAGATTCTAAAATCTTAAGTGTGCCTAATCCATCAACCATTGCTGTATATTCAGGCGTATCGAAGGAAACTTTGACATGACTTTGTGCTGCTAAATTATAGATCTCGGATGGATTATGTTTCTTCAATACGTTCATAATAGATAAAGAATCTGTTACGTCACCATAGTGAAGATGTAAATTTGGATTGCTATAGATGTGGTCAATTCGACCCGTGTTCATAGAAGAACTACGACGGACAATTCCGTGAACCTCGTAACCTTTTTCTAATAATAATTCTGCAAGATAAGAACCGTCTTGCCCAGTAATGCCCGTAATAAGAGCAACCTTGTTTGCCATGCTATAATCTCCTAAATGATATATGGTCGTTGTATTCAATAACTCGTTTAAACGTATCAGACGAATGATGCCACTCACCTATTTTAATATATTTATTGTCGTCGATGTCCGCACTATAGACATCAAGTTGCTCTTTTAACATACTAGGATTAAGAGCATTAGGTAACCATAAATTTGTACAATATAATTTACTAATGTTCTTAGAACAAAATGCTGCCGATAGAGCAAATGTACCTACTCCCGATGTTGCGATTGCTTTAGCTCGTAACATTAATGTCATACTTTGAGTAACATCACAAACATTAATAGGGATTTTGATACTTTCAAATGCTTTAGCAATAATACTATCAGTATCCTCAGTCACAAATATAACTTTGCGATTAAACATTTCATATAGTTGTAGATAATATGAAAGAGGATTTTGAACATACGCAGGATGTGTTCTTGGAGAATATACATCTCCACTTCTAATATGTGCTACTAAAATATCGTCATCAAATACATCATCTAATTCTGCATGATTTATCTTTAGTTTGGGTAGTATGTATTCTTCGCAAATTTGCTTTCTTTGTAGATTTAAATCATCTACATCTACCTGAAAATCTGCATCCTCACCCTGAAAGAAATAAAACCAATTATGGGAATCGTCTTTTATTTTATATTCATTATTTCCAAAGTCTATGTCAATAGGTTCTATATAAGGATGGTCGGGCGAAGTAAATCGTATATTATTTTTTCTACAAAAATAAATCCCATTAGATATTTGTTGTATGTTATTCCCAAGTCGGCCAAACCATCTAGGAATAAATGTATCGTGTACTATTTCATTGGTGTGCATAAAGGCAGGAGTAGGGCGCCGAAGCGCCCTTTTTTAAGTTAAGTAATATTAGAATGGAACTTCGTCACTGACACCTGTATCAAATACGGGAGATGCTTTAACTTCTTCTTGTGCTGGTGCATTCATCTTAGAATACAAATCCATAAATGCTGTCTTTGTATCATCATCGAATCGGTTAATACAATAACGAATTGCTTCCTCGCGGTCGTTGAAAATTGCATATGCTTGAACAATGTTCACCAAACGACGTGTACTGATAATCTCGTCTACGCCACCTTCGTTGAAAGTTTTACGAATAACTTCTGCCCAAGTAACAAGCTTATCTGCAAATTCAGAATCTACTTTACCAAAGTATTCCATTTTATTGTTGATAATCTTTTTCTCAGTTGTTGTCGATGGATACTCTTGTTCAACAGTAATAGGGAAACGCTCAAGAAATGCCTCATCCAAAATCTGTGCTGCAATGAATCGACCATCTTCTGTGCCTCTGCCTTTAGTGTTAGCAGTTGCTACAATAGTAAATCCTTTTGCAGGATGAACAACCTCGCCTGTCTTTTTATTAAAGAATGCTTTACCTTCAAGAATACTTTGTAGGCACATCAACTTATTAGATCCACGATCAATTTCGTCAATCAAAAGAATAGAGCCTCTGCGCATTGCCATTAGAACAGGACCTTCTCGGTAAATAACATTACCATCTTGCAATGTATTACCACCAATCAAATCATCTTCGTCTGTTTCAATACTGATATTAACACGAATACATTCTCTGCCCAATTTAGCCGCAGCTTGTTCTACCATAGTAGTTTTACCGTTACCCGATAGACCAGTAATAAAAACAGGATAGAAAACTTTAGATTTGAAAATCATTTCAAGTTGTTTATAGAAACCGAAAGCAACATACGTTGCATCTTTTTCTGGAATAGCGCTATCAATTTCTTGAACAACTTGTTTACGTCTAAGTGGTACTACCTGTGCTTGAAGCGCAGGTGCCATTTCCAAATCTTCATTCTTCACAACTACGCTCCCTGTATCATATGCTTTTAGATTATAAGACTTACCAATTTTAATGTCTCGTTTAGAGATTAAGAAATGGGGATTCGGCAAACCATTTTCAATACAATAAGAAACAATTTGTTCCTTTGTTGCTTGTTCGCCAAAGCGAGCAATCAATTTAACGATCAGTTCGTTTCGCTGATGTTCTGAGAAATGAGTTTTAGACATAATAAAGTTCCTGTTCAAAGTTCATAATTAATTATAACACCTTTTTCGATCCGTGTCAAGCAATTTTATCAACGAATCTGTTCAAAAGCACACGGTTCACATTCTTACTCTTTTGGAGTTTCATGAAAGCCGATTTCAATTCAGATTTGGATGACTTTGAATCCACATCCAAATCATCTTCTTTGACTTGCAAATCATCACCGCCAGGAATAATATAATAATCATCATATCCTGCATTCGAGATTAGGAAGAATTTTGTTTTCTTAAACTCTCGAATTTTAGCATCCATGTCCATAATTTTGGCTGCGCATTTATCTGCTCTACTACTAACGGTGCGTCTAATCATTCTCGCATCTGTTAAGAAGAATCCGATGGTGTTAACGCCTGTCAATGCTTTAAGCATGTTCAATAAACCAATTGTCATATCTGCGCCTGCGGGCTTCTTAGCCTCGGTCATCGTTTTCATGTCTCGAATGATAACATTAGATTCATTTAAGCAATAATAATTTTGTCCGATAGACTTCGTTCCTCGTTTTGGATCTGAGGAAAACTTCGAAGATGTTTCATTCGATTCGCCATCTGTCAAGAACACAGTATTCACAACATCTAACTTATATGAAGACTTGAATTGTTTGACCATTTCAATACTAGCAACAATTGTCTCATTTAAAGGAGTGCCATTCATACTCTCTTCTTCTGGCAATCTCAAAGAATCGGGCATTTTAAAATCAGTATTTTCTCGGCGTCTCCAAGACTTTTGTGCATAGAGTTCTCCAACCAACAACCAATATTTACAAGACTCTCTAAACTCTTGTCCCGACATCTCACTTGAAAGATATTCTTTTAACTTAAAAGATGGAGTCAAAAACGCAATCTCATTTGTTTCACTAGAAAATTTTTCATATTTAGTATTGCTAGTGTCAGAATATCGATTGTAGTTTCTCCAAGCAATATAGTCGTCGACGTCTTTAATTCCTAGTTCACTTGCATCTTGTTCTAGAGAAGTTGTGTTATCAGTAAATGCATATACTCGGAAAGGAATATTTACTTTGCGACAAAACGTTGCGAGAATCAATGTCTGTTCAATTGTTGCTCGGATGTTATCTATCATAGACCCAGAATAATCAATGAACATAAGCAGTCCATGCGATTTGCCTTTTGGCACAACCGTTATTCTACGGAACAGGTCATCGTTGATTTTGTAACTAAATATTTTCTTCATATCTAGTTCTCCAGTTTTAGATACACTTGCTCTAGCAAATTGTCTCGCATTGCGCTTGAGTTCGAATTCTTTAATCAAATAAGAAATATACTTTTTATTTGTTTCCAAGAATTTAGTCAAAATCTTATTTTTAAGATTGGATACTTTTGATTCAAAAACTTCTGGCGAGTAGCCGATATCCACATTTCTGAAAGTATTATGATATTGCATAACCTTTTTATATGGAACCACAATCCTATCAAGTTTTGGAGTTGGCAAATTAACATAAAAGTATGGGCGCAAATCATCACTTAGAAAATCTTTTTCTTTTTCTCGAAAGTTCTTATCGGTGATAGACTCAGGATCTAGATCATCATAATCTCCACTGCCATATTCTTTGATCCTGCGGCCATCTCGCCGTCCGTCTGCTCTATCATCGGATTCGTCATAATCCATGTCTTCATCTAAATCATCGTACTCACCATCGTAGTAACTATCATCTAAGAATTGGTCTTCTAATTCTTTGCGTAGTTCTTTTTTGCCATTCTCATAAAGTTCATTCGCAATAATTTCTACATCTTCCCATGTGCGAATCTTATCTAGACGTTCTACAAATTTTAACTCATCAGAACTAAAATGAACATTTAGATATGCACCAATTTTATAGTGAAGGTTGATTCTATCAATCAACGGAAGGCTGTCGATGCGATAAACATTATTAGCAACACCAAAGAAATCCCGATCCATAAGATTAGAATACCCTTTGACGAACGAAGTTTTTAAGCCTGGGAATTTTTCTTGAATTAGCTTTTCAACGCGAACGTCTTCAATGACATTGAGGTATGTCTTGAAACCTTTGCGTTGCTTGTCTTTAAGATTATTGTGCCAACCGTCGTTTGGCGTGTTTAAAGCATGACCTACTTCGTGCCCTAGAAGCAAGTCATAAAGTTCTGGTAGCATGTCTTTCCATATAGGAAGTACCATTACTCGATTTTTCGTATCAAAATATGCTGTCTGAGTTTTGCGATGCTCGACTGTTAGATTCTCACTGGCGAGAAGCTTAGCCAAAATAGACTTAGATTGTACTAACATAAGATCTCCTTTACGTGCTTAATTATAACACCTTTAGTGTCAGTTGTCAAGCCCCCGGAAATCCATATTACTGGCGGGTTATTGCAATTATCCGTTCAATTTGCTTCTCAATCAGCGGAACTCTGTTAGGCCAATGGATGTAATCCTTATCTGGATTCTTCATCAAATTAACCAAAAGAGGCAAAATTAGTTTTTCCAAATCCAAAAGTTTCTGTTTGGTTGCATCATTTGCTGTAGTTTTAACTTCTGATATGATTGGTTCAGTTAAGTCTGTTTCATGAACGGCAGTGAACCCAAAATCATTACTTAAATCTAAATACTCTAATGGTATCTTAGTTGCCATATTATTTCCACTTAGGTCCTAGTACCCAACCCACTAATGCTTTGCGAGTACCTTTAGTGATAGGTTGTACATCGTGTAATGTATATGAAGGAAAGAATGTTATCGAACCCTTTGTCTTTGGAATGTCGAATGGTTCATGACCAGTGATTAATCTAGTATTGCCACCTTCATATTCACTTGGATCAGTTAGTTGCATACTGAAACTAAGCTTTCTTGGATATTGACCTGCTCCTTGAAAATGATGGTCTACATGAGCGGTATAAAAATCACCTACATTATAAACAGAATATTGCAAAGCTTCAATCGTTGTTAGCTCCATTCCAAACCATTGTGCATTTGCTTGAGTAATTAGGTCTGTTAGTTTTCTGAATAGCCAACCATTTTCTTCAACAGCATTTAACCAGCCAATATCAGTTTTTCTAATTTCGTCAGCGACGCGGCCTGGAGAACTAAAATCGCCTCCAACAAATGCCTTGTCAGTGCCGACCTTTTCGCCAGTTTCGATGATTGCTTTAATCATATCATCATCAAACACATTCTCGTAATAGCAATATGCGTTGACTTGATGTGTGTGTAATTCCCATTTATTTGACATATAATTCCTATACTGATATTCTTGAAAAATTCTGATGCTTCTCAAATTTTATGGCACTTCTAAATTTGTCAAAGAGAAGATCTCCTTTGTGACTAATAACAAATACATTAGTCTCATCTCCTAAAGTATTTATTAGGTTCATCACATAATCTGTCCCATTAGCATCTAAAGAAGAATCAAAAACCTCATCAAGTAACAAGAGATTTGTGCTAGCGCAATTCTTCATTTTCGCAATCGTTCTCCATGTGAATAGTAGAGCCAAATCGATACGTTGTTTTTCGCCCTCACTAAACGATGCATATGAAAATTCGTCTCTATGTCTAGATTTGATGGATTCGTTAAACGTCTCATCCAATTCAAAAAGACAAAAGAAATCCATTGCCTGCAAATACTTATTTACTAGTTTGTTGATAACGGGCAAATACTGACGAATGATCTTTGTCTTGATGCCTGTGTCTTTTAATAAGATACCTGCAATATCGTAGTAATGCTTATCCTCATTTATCTTTGTTTTATTATCAGCAAATGTAACAACATCCTTTGCCATTACTTTAAGTTTCTTTTTCTCATCCTCAAGGTTGCTCGTATCTGTATTACTTGTTGCCAATTCGTCCTGTAATTTTTGTACGTAGTTTTGATTGGCAATGATGCTTGAGTTAAAACTAATGATGTTGCTCTGATGTTCAGATATTTTCTCTTCGATAGAATCAATCTCTGTAAGTCTTTCTTCAATATCGTTGAGTTGTTCGGTAAGGGTTTGAATTGCGGTTGTAACTTCCTCAATCTTATGTGTGTGAGTTTCGATTGCCTCTCCCTTGATACCATCATCAAGCCCTTGATTACACGTCGGACAAAAGTCGTGGTCGTGATAGAACTGTATTTGGGCTTCCTGAGTCTTAACGCGCTCGGAAAGTTTTCGAAGCAAAGATCCCATTTCCGTACGCTTTGTACGTTTTTCCTTTGCGTCGGAAATAGAGGATTTGCAATTATTTTCGAGTTCTTTTTCAGCATCGACCAAGGCAGTAAGTTGTGTAATCTCTTCAGTCGTTTCAAGTATTCGCTTTTGTACATCATCAACCTTTCGTTGCTTGTCATTCTCGAGTGTTGCTATATACTGTTGTTGCAACTTAACTTTGTTTTTGCCAATCTCAATTTGTGTATCTAATTCTGTTATTTTAGTTTTAATATCAGTTAGTTTATCTTTGAGAACAGAATTCATAACAGTAAAAATTTGAATGTCTAAAATGTCCTCGATAATTTCACGTCTATGACCTAGTGGCAATTGCATAAAGGGAGTAAAAGAGGCACTACCTAAAATAACAATCTGCGTAAAAGATTTATAATTTAGTTTAAGTATACCATCCTCAAGATATTTCTGATAGTCTTTAGATGCGGCATCTTGATTTAGTAAATTGCCATCCGCATATATCTCAAAGATACCTGGCTTCATGCCCCTGACAACTTTATAGTCTTTGGGCCCGATACTAAATTCTATCTCTACCTGAAGATTTTTACCGTTGATACTATTCATCAACTGTGGCTTATTGATACTTCGAAATGGCTTATTGAATAAACAAAAACAGATAGCATCTAAAATAGTACTTTTGCCTGCGCCATTTTCACCAACAACAAGTGTAGTGGTCGATCTATCTAATCTAACTTCTGTAAATTGCCCACCTGTAGATAAAAAGTTTTTCCAACGTACAGTTTTAAATTTTATCATATACCCTCGTAATGTTGAGCCTCTACATATAGGGTTTTAAGTATTCCCTTTAGCCTGCCCTTGTCCGCATCTGTTTCTACACTATCAACATAATTAGATAGCAAAGTCATTGTATCTTCTAAATTAACTGATTCATCAATTGCCTCAGCTTCGAACTCAGAAAAATCCTCAATAATTTTTAACTCTATAGGATTTTGTTTATAAATCTCTTCTACAAATTTATCAAACTTTAGATAGTCCTTTTTATTTAGAACAATCAATTTAATTACCTTGGACTGAAATCTAGATATGTCTACAGACAATAGATCTTCTTTTTCGTCATCATAGTAATACTTTTCAAATATAGTATTTGGATTTTTTATGAATTCTAGTTTCAATGTCTTCGTATCAAAGATATGAAATCCCCGATCATCTTCAAAGTCATTCCAGAATAACTGATACGGATTGCCAATATATTCAATATTGCCTTTGCCATGTCTGTGATGGAAATGTCCAGAACAAACTAATTTAAAATTCTTAAATATGTTAGGATCAGTTCCGCCATGTTCTATATGTGCTTCTTGCGCTTTAAACATTATAAAGCCAGCAAGTTCTAAATGACCAAAACATACCTTTGCAGCTTTGCTTTCAATCATCTTCATAGAATGCTCATAGTTATCAGCACATATCCAAGGCATTAAAAGAATGTCTAAGCCGTCGTATTGTACGACTTCTGCTTTATCGTATGTTCTAATATTAGGATATTCGCCCAACAATAGGTCAGGCGAATTTACGTCGTTTGTATTTTTATAGAATGTATCATGATTACCAATAATCATATCCATATCTATACCACGAGATTCTACCTGGTTAAAGAAATACTTTTTGCAGTTACTTAAAGAATTAAAGTTAATGTATTTTCTACGATCAAAGCAATCACCGAGATGTATAATCTGAGTAATGTTTCTTTTATCTATTTCAGGAAAAAAGATTTCATCATAGAATTTTTTAAAATAATTATCAAATGGTTGTGAATCTGATCTTGCACCAAAATGTGTGTCAGTTACTAATGCTATCTTCATCTATGTATTCCCATGTCGAATCTCCCTTTTTAGTAACACTTGCAATAAACCGCAAATGCTCGCCAGGGCCAGCTTGCCATTCAGTAGGACCGATTGGCGTTAGTATGTTTTTGTCTTTATATGAATTGAAGTATATATGATATGCTCTATTATGTGTAGTTCGTATACCATATTCTGCGGAGTGCACCAATTCAGTGGCATCAAGTCTGCTTGTTAATTGTTTTGCTTGTTCTTGTAAAATAGCAACCATTTCCATGATTCTATTATACTCTTGCTTAGCATGCTCTTTTGCAACATTTAAATCTAAATCTTTTTGCTCTTGAACATTGACAGGAACAAAAAATGCAGCACCTACTTCTACAGGATATTCGCTAGAACTACGATTAATAAATGTTACTAATTGACCGCCTACATTTGCATCATAACTATGACGACCCTTCATAACATTACTTGACATATCGCTCCTTCAGACATTGCTCATGCTGTATCCATTGATTATTAACTAGGAAACCCCAGTCTCGTTTTTGTGGCCCAGGCATAAACAAAGTCCAGGCAGTCACACCTTCTTTAAGTTCTATACGATGGTAAGAAGAAGAGCTACAAACCCTAAAATGACCAGGCCCTCTCCAATGCCGAATCTCTCCGATTTTTTGTCCTGCTTTATTAAACTGAGGAACCCATTCGTAATAACCGCCTTTAAGTATGAAAGTACAATACGGCCATGGGTGATCATGTACATCATCCGGATCTCCTTTTAAGAATTTATGTAAAAATATATTAAATGGAAATTTATTTCTATCTTTCAGAAAAAGATAGTATCTTTCCAAATAAGGTTCATTGTTGACCCGATCCATAACTATACGTTTACGACCAAGTTTATCTAGTAAATTAAGAAACCATCTCATTATGTAACTCCACAATACGATATTTAGAATATGGATACTGTTGTTGTAACCATTCAAGTAATCCTTCCTCGTAAGGAAGGGTTATTGTACCGTCTATATTTGTGATATACTTAGTCGCTGAACTCTCTATCTTCACGATGTCCTACCCTCATTGCCATATTAGAATCCGTTTCACGAACTTCTACTTTAGAGCACCAGATGCGCTCCGCTTCAGCTTTACCATACTGTGGCAAGTAAATTGTATTGACATATTCATATAAAAAGTCTGCAATACCTTCACACCCAGTCTTTTCTACTTCTGTAATCTTAGCAAGACCCAATGTTCCTAGTCGCAATAGTTCATCTCTTTTAGGATCATCTTGAGCAACCAACAATGTGTGATCGAACCAGTCTTCTAAATTGTGTTTTAAATCTTTTAGACCACCAAAGTCCATACACCAATTACGAGCATCTAAAGTATCACATTCAAATTCAAAATGGAAACTTAAAGCGTATCCATGAATTAAATTGCAATGACTGTCGGCTCTCCATTGTCTATATGCTACGGGTCCTATTTGTCTGTAAGTTTTTGTTGAGATATATTTAGCCATCTCTTGCCTCCGATGAGTAAGTTTGATGACATGCAGAATTTATATAGCGGGTTGAATGTCAGAGAGAGACCGCTGTTTGATTTTCATTTTGTTGAATGCTTTAGACATATACCAATTATATAAGTCTTCAATTATATTGTCTAAATTTCGTTTGGCTTTCCATCCTGTATCAGTGTTTAACTTTTCTGGACTAGCAATCAATGTTGCGGGATCGCCTTCTCTTCGAGCATCAAAGTGACAAACAATTCCATGGGTCAATACTTCTTCATTCATTAAGAATGTTTCTACAGCAGTAAAGACTTCTAAATTAGTATACCCCTTTAATGTTCCTATATTATATATCCCTTCGATATCTGTGTCAATGCCTAATACATGGGCATCTGCAATATCTGATACATGAACATAATCTCTGACACAAGTTCCATCTCGCGTCGGAAAGTCTACACCATTGAGTGTAAAATCTCCATCGTTCATAGCCGCTTCAAACAATTTAGCAAAAATATGAGTAGCATCTGGTTCTTGCCCATGTATACCTTCAGCAACAGCACCGCAGGCATTAAAGTATCTAAATGATACATATTTAATTCCATACGCTTTGCTATACCAATTAAGCATCATTTCTACCATTAGTTTAGATTCACCGTATGGCGAAATAGGATTGGTTGTTGCTCCTTCGAACAATACCATACCTAACGGATCTCCATAAACAGATGCGCTGCTACTAAAAATAAATTTAGTATTAGGAGACCATCGTCTAATATAATCTAAATATTTTTCAGTTCTAACTACATTATTTTCATAATAGTCATGCGGATTTTTTATGCTAGGTCCAACTAAACTTGTTCCGGCACAATGTATAATAGCAACAGGATCTCTTTCAATATGCTCAAGCGACCATGGATGTGTGAAACATTCTTTTACGAATTGATCTACATACGATTCTAGATGTGCAGGGCAAGGGCGTAAATCTACACCAACTACGCGATATCCTTTTTCTTTCAGTGCTATGCAAGTAGCACCTCCAATATATCCAGAGGCACCTGTTACAATTACTGTTTTAATATTTTGATTCTGGTACATATTTTCTATAATCTTTAGTATTACGGAACCAATGGTCATTAGTATTAAACATGATATCTAAACATCTATCAATGGTACCCGTTGTCCAATTGGATAATTGTCCGATTCTTTTTCTTGGGTTAACTAGCAAATGATCTAATTTATTTTTAGCATCTTCCATAGACCAAGGAACATATAAACATTCTGCATCATTCGCAAATGTTTCAGGGAAAGATCTATACGCAGGATATAAACAATTTGTTCCTAGTGCATCTGCTTCTGATGCTGTGTTACTTACCCAATCCTGTAAAGCACAATTAAATAATACTCGAGAATCTGCTAGCAATTCATAATACTCATTCTTTTTAAGATTTTCATAGATCTTAAAATTGGCAGTCTTTTCTAATTCTCTTGCCCGATCTAAATACTTTTGATCGTTACTACGTAATGGTCCGCCTGATAAAACAGCAAACTCTACATCTCGATTATAACTACCATAGTCTTCAATCAGATCCATAAAGAATCCGGGTTGTTTTTCTTGATCGAATCTAGCAGCAAATACTACTCGCTTTTTGCGGTTGATGAATGGTTTAATTTTCTTTACACGACTTTGAACTTCATCTTTGTCAAATGCTAAACCCGAGATATTAAAGATTGGTGCTTCCCAACCTGCAATCTTCATATGAGCAACCATCTCTTCATTTGATGCAAGAATACCCGTCACAAAATGATCTGTCATTTTCTCATAGAAGCCCATCCACTTCTGCATATCCCAGACATGAAGGAAATCATCTGGGTCAATGGTCTGTGCCAAACAACGAACAAAGATACGAGGATGATATTCCCACGACATTTGATCCATAATATAAGGCAACACTTCCATACCAGGGGTAAACATATCCTCAAAGAAAATAGTATCTTCCCAGGTAATTTCTCCTGCCTTCATCTTTGCGACAAGTCTTGCCATTTGTGTCAAAGAATAATAACTACGACCGTGTGCATCAAGCACTTGCCCTGTTACGATAGACTTAGAACTGTCTAAGAAATCACCATGAATAACTTCGTAGTCAATACCTCTACGCTTAAACACATCTTCACTCCAGTGTTGAAGTTGTAAAGTATACCGACCTTCATAGGGCTCTAAACCCATATAATATAACTTACTCATTTACATACATCCTTGGTGTAACATCTTTACCTTTAATATGCGAGAAATACATTCTGCAACCATTCTCTCCATCTTCTGATACTTCAATTACATAGTCTCTGTCTGGCCATGTACTGATACATTTATTGTGTAGGTCCTTTGCCATCATTTCACAAGACTTATAATCTAATTGCAATGTTCCATCTGCATACCAACGCTCCATAATGCGCTTTGCTTGAATAAATTCAACATCTCTATCATCATGAAATACCTGCATCTCAACTCTAAAATGAAAGATATGTCTATGAGGTGTTCCTAAGAATGAGACATCTAACCAATCACCTGTAGCCAACTTAGGATCAGTTGCTGCTGCAGGATACTTATGGATACCTTCTTTCTGAAAGGTTACCCAAATATAACTATCTGTTTTTACAATCATGCGAATAAGTCCTCAAGTGAAGATGGGGCTACGGAATTAACGGGTTCTGAATCCATGAACCTACCTACATTCTTTTCCCAGTGAATAAAATCATCATTTGTTTTTACATCAAATAAAGTTGCATATTCATTCTCGCATCCTTTATCTCTGCAAAATCTTAAAAATTCTTCTTTGCTGTTCATTAAATTAGAAACATCCATTGTGAAATTATGGACATTCGTTAAAATGAATGCCAATCTTGCTCTCATTACATCAATGAATTTTCCACCTTGTTCTAAATATAGACCAACAGAAATATTCATTAACTTGTGATATTCTTCTGGTGTGTAATCTGTATCACATACTGAATTAATCTCATTAACAACTGTTCTATAAATGTTAGAATATTCTCTACCCATCTTTACTGAAGAACCACCATAGTCGCTAGGATTCTTTTTCTTGCTGTGTGAGAAGTAGAACAATCCATTATCTAACGACATAGAATGTGTTGTCGAATCATATGAAATATCAATGCCTTCATATAGACCAGTTTGACTAAATAATAGATATGGTAAAATACGCTTAAGTGCACCAACACCTAATACGTGTAAATGAAATGGTCTTTCCAATGGAACAGAGTTTACATAGAATGCTCTCTTGACATCCTCCAAAGGGCCCATACCTAGTGCAGCTGATCCGATAGCAACACCACCAATACGATGATGTAATTCTTTTGGAACTTCATCTAATAGGAATTCGCCCCATTGCTTATAAGTATCTGCACCCGAACCCTGCAAAATAATAAATGGTTTACATTTACTGTTCAATGAATCGAATTTTAAAATTTGATCTTTAACGTTTTTGCCTGTTTGTCTAGCATATGTCTCAAAATTTTCCATATCTACATAGCGACGCTTGGTATCAATCTTTGCAGACGTACCATCTGCAGATGTAGACTTAACTGGGATTTCATCAAACGCCATACCAATGTCTGCATACGTTCCTTGATTCTCATAAACCTTATTGCGAGTTTCTGGAGTATTAGGTAATCCTCTAGTAATAATTTGCAATCCGCCAGAGTCAGCATGAATGTTTTTAATAGCAGGTCTAAACTTCTGTAATTTCTTACCAAAGTTTTTCTCCGTAAACCCATTATACAATAATGAAAACTGATGGTTATTTTTATTATGAACAGTTTTGTTCATCATATTAATTATCATATTCAATGTGTCTGGGTCTTCACATTGTTCTGAACCTAATCGTAGATATGCTGGTCCAGATATAACGTATTCTAATTGTCTGCTCATTCGAATAAACTTTCTAAAGTATGTGCCTTGTCTTCTTTTGGAACAAAATTGAGATCCTTAGATAGATAGGTGTTCTCATCTGTATAAATTATATTAAATTTTGTCTTGTTTGTCAATACAGAACGGACATCATCGACAGCTAAATCTTTCCTATTTAGTTTGATAATAAAATCGGAATAATTTATATTGTCATATTCATTAATTGTTGCTCTATCAGAATTTGATTCTGCGGGTTTGAATGATTCAAATACATCTATCCAAGCTTGAATTCCTGTCGCATGTTCTGCTACAATACTCTGCAGAGGCGACTTACTATACCAAACTCTAGAATCGGCAAAGTCTTCGTATAGTTTTAAAATCAATTTAGGAATATTTTTCTTTTCCTCACACCAATACCATTGGTTACTAAAGTTATCTAACCAGGACATTCCCTTTATAGCAACCGTTGGCAATTGCCCCATACATTCATAAAAAGCTAAACCGAAACTTTCTCTGATTGCAGGATTATAAGCGACTCTAGCAGACGTAATAAAGTCAACCTTCTCTTTACCATACACACCAATCTTTATTTCATATTTAGCATCTATTGCCTTTAGAGCTTCTTCAAACTTTTTAGCACCATTGGTGTTAGTAATAACCTTTGCAGGCAATCCTGTTTCTTTAATAACACGGATAAATTCCTCGGGATTCTTTCTTGGCTCCCAACGACCAATCCAAAGTACACCTTCTCTTGGTTGATTGTTTTCTTCCAATAATGTTTTTTCGGTCATTGGAATTGGAAGCTCATAAGAATTGAACAAGTTTTGCGCAAGCAATTCATTACGATTGCGTAAAGTTTGTGTGCCAATAGTGATACCTTTGACTCTCATCAAAGCATTAAACACTTCATTGAATGATTCTGTAAACTCATTTTTCCATGATCTATCATCTAAGAAGACCATACTTTCATTATGAGTGTAATAGATTACTTGAACAGTCTTATGTAAGTTAAGAGCATAAATGCCCGGAAATGATTCTAACGTATTGCAAATAATAATATCATAAAGATTTTTATTCAAGGCATACATCATAGCATCTCTAAAGGAACTCATCTTTTCGAAGTTATATGAATCTTCAAACATGAATGTTTTAGTATGTGTGCTATAAGATCTTGCTGTAGGTGACCATATAAAATTTGCACCTGCTTCTTCTAAGTATTCTTTGAATGCTAGATTAGAAGTAGGTTTATCAGTAATGATATCTATCTTATAACCGAGTGGTGTAAAAGTCTCAATAAAACTTTTAGCAAATTGACCTAATCCTCCGTGAGGAATAGTATGTTGATCACTTAAACAAAAAGCGATGCGCTTCTTATATGTATTCATTATTCACCTAGTATTTTAATTAAGTGTTTAGTTTGATGCATAGCATCATCTAAGGCATTATGGTAAACACCTTCTCGAGCATCTACAGGCACCCAATGGAATAAAGCCTTTACTGTACGATAGCAACGATCGTCCCAGCATTTCCAAGGTGGTTCTCTGTCAGTATTAAAATAAGCATTGGCTAAAATTGTATTATCAAATACTGCACCGTTACCCCAGACAGGTAGACTCTTAGGTCCGAACCATTCTTCGAAATCATCCAGTGCTTGTTTTAGTGGTATATTATTGCGAGTAAGTTCTCGCAAAGCTTCTTTGTTTTGCTCCGACCACCATTTGATTGTATCTTTAGAGATATGCATACCTGCCTCTTTGCAGGTCTTTAAATCAATTGTACAGTAAAAAGTATCAAGTATTTCTTTACCCTCAAATTTCACTGCACCAATAGAACAAATTGCTGCATGCGATCTTGTTGACATTGTTTCTAAGTCAACCATAATATTAACTGTCATATATTATCCTATTGTAATAATTCTACCCATTGCCCAACATAATTTTTCCAGTCATACGATTTTGCGTGTTCTCGTATTAAATAACATCTATCTCTATATTCTGAAGGTCTATCTTTATAATACATTAAAACAGATACAGTACTTTCTAAAAATTCTTTTTCATGAATTGGGACTTCAATTCCACCTTTGTGCCCAACCATATCATTCCACCAACCGACAGGTGTGCCGATAACTAACTTACCTGCGGCGCCTGCCTCTAATGAAGGTAATCCACCGCCCTCCTCTGAACTAGATAATATGACACTATCTACAGACTTATAGAATCCTGGCATTGTTACGAAACTATGATGATAGTGACTAGCCACTCGGAAATCAAGACCGCAAATTTGTGCCGCTTCTTTTACCAGGTAACCTCGTTTTTTATATCTTGGTTGAGATAAAGGTCCATCTATCATTTCTTGAGTAAACTCATGCCTTTCATGATATGCGCCAGCAAACCCTACAACTTTAAGCTCTTTGCTTGGCTCATCATAGAAAGTATTATAATTGATTGCAATAGGACAAACAATAGGAGATCTTTCCAAATTTAATTTTTTACTGTATTCTTTTAAGTAATTACTACAGACACCAAATTTTCTAACATGGTTGAAATCATCCAATCCAAATCTATAATTATACTCAGTTAAATCCAATGTAGCATAACCAATAACAATACATCTCTCAGGTGAAATGCCATGAGTATGATGTAATCCCATATATCCATGTGGGCTGGTTACCCATACATCTATATGAGAATCTAGTTCTTTAATTTCTTGTGTTGAATATTGCTTATCCCACGGAAGCAGATGGCAATTAAATCCATACTTCCAAAGATATTTAAATAGCTCATAATGAATAGAACCAAACGCCCATTCATTATCAAATAAAAATACTATATTTTTCATTATTTTTTTATCAATGTATTTACAAAATCAAGTAATAATTTGTGATGTTCGCCGTTATGATACTTACCTTTTAGCCAACTATAACTATCATACCAAAATTGTTCGCTTTCGGGGTGACACCCAATTACTCCAATGTTGCCTTGTATGATTGCCATAGGGTCACCATTTGCATACGTAGCAAGTGTTTGGTGACTTCCATTACCAACCAAAGCACAACCATCGTAAAAAAACATTTCTGTATCAGATCCATTCCATTTGACTTTAATATTTTTAGCATGAGGTCTCCTTGTGTCTGTACCTGGTCTTTTTATGTATTGGACAGCATCTATGTTATTTAGTATATTTAGATAGTGCTTACCTGCCCAGTAACCACCCATACATATCCCAAGATATTTGCCACCATTCTTAACAAAGTTGCGAACTCTTTTTGCATTGCGCTTAAAAAGAGTTGTATATGATTCAGAATCGCCTATTCCTCCTGGGATAATAATCATATCCACCCCATCGAAAAAGTTATCTTCTAATTCATTCTTACCAAAAATTTTGAATGAGTAATCATCACCCAAAGCTTTTATAATACCATTACTGCTTTGTACAGAACACTTAGGATCTGCTATGAATAGAGCAATAGTAGTTTTCATTTGTCATTGATTTTCTTTTCAATGGGTGGAGGGAAATGAGGTTCAATCACATAATGGTTAGCAGTCCACCAACCAAAGGCAGTAATAAATCCATATAAAAATATTTCTGCGATCATTTACCTGTCATCCTTGCAATACTCAAAAACTCGTGTCTTGCAGATGAGTCTGTTTTAAATCCACCACCGAGGCGAACTGTTACTGTAGATGATCCGGTATCTTCAACACCTCTGGATTTAACACAATAGTGTTGCGCATCAATCATCACCGCAACATCTTCAGTCTCCAGTATAAATTGGAGAGTATGGAAGATCTGTTCAGTGAGTCGTTCTTGGATTTGAGGGCGCTTGCTGAAATACTCAACAATGCGGTTAATTTTGGATAGTCCGAGGACTTTTTGTTTAGGAACATAAGCAACGGTAGCCAAACC